AAATCAGAGTTCGCTTCATATTTATTTCCTGCTTGGATGATCGGTAAGAATCCCAAGATGAAACTTATGCAAGTATCACACAATGCTGAACTTGCTTCGCGGTTCGGTAGCAAAGTAAGAAACTTAATGGAAACCGAAGACTACAAAAGTATCTTCGGAGATGTTAGTCTAAGAGAAGATAGTAAGGCTAAAGGACGTTGGGAGACCAATCATGGTGGAGAATATTTTGCAGCGGGGGTAGGCGGTTCAATCACAGGACGAGGGGCGGACTT